AAAATATAAAAACTCAACACAACAATATCATTCAAAACGAATTTCAAGCAATCAAGCAACCAAATTCTCAGGTAACTTTGTCGAAACATTTCGAGAGCAATCTTTCTGAAGCACAAATGGCAAGCGTACAAACCATTCGATTTGGCACGTTCGACGTTCCAATTTTTGGAGCAGTGGAGACTCAGAAACCGGTTCCTGTGGTTTCTGCAAGCATGGTGGAGAAGTTGGAGATAGAGAAGTTCATTACAGAGATGGACAAGCGGCCAGCTGGAATACTGGAAAGTATGAATGTCCAGCTCAGGGCCTTTGATTTGCAATACGCGCAGGCGTATAAAAAGCATTTAACTGATTTGCGATCTGGGAAGCTTAGTGACAAGCTCCTAGAGTTTCGTGAGAGGAGTAAAAAGCTCCGGAGAAGGGGCTTTCGTGCCCTAGAAGGAAATGAAACTGATAGCATCGTCAAATCAATTGACGTCGCAATCAATGAGGCACAGCATGAGGAAGTCGCAGTGCCAACGGAATGTAAGAAGAGGGCATATAGTAGGAAAGCTCCTAAGAATAAGCGAGTGCGAGCGATAAAACTTACAGACCAACAGGTTTGTAGCTTGGTTCGTGGACTCGCGAAGATACAGCGCGGAAAAAGCCACACTCTGGAGGTCATCGACGGAAAACGGAAGCAATCTCTTTCATTTAGCGGTGGCAGAGTTTTTGCTAAGGTGAAGCATGAGAAAGGGATCCGCGCGTCGTGCGACATTCAAGCTTTACTAGCTTGGGGGAACATGATTGCTGAGAACATCTTTGGAGCGACTGTTCGATGTGAGCAGACGGCAAAAGATGGTCTTAAGCGGGGTTCGAGCGGAATGATAGTTGACAGAAGTTCACTGAAGGAAGCATGCATAGCACCCCCTGGGTGTTATTTAATCGTTAGAGGGCGTCTAGATGGAGTTCTCGTTGATGCTCGTGTAGCATTGAGTAGAGGCGAGAGGCATAGATGCGTGCATTACTCAAACAATGCTGATAAATTCTGGAAGAGTTTTGAGGCAGAGTTTATTGGTATTCGGGAGACACCAGCTGATGGGCACTCTTGCGCGCAAGATTATACAGTTGAGGATTGTGGAAAGGTTGTAGCGATTCTCGCACAGGTGATCGCGCCGTGCTGGAAGATTACATGTGCTAAATGCGCCAATGCCGATATTGCAAGCACGTCCGAAAACATTGTAGAACTTATGAAGAATAGAGGGGAAAAAGCCATAGCAGCTCTTAAGAGAGAGGCGCATGGTTTCGGACATGTTATACGATTCCTTGAGACGTACGTTGGCGCATTGGATCGTAAGAACAACTCTTTAGAAGCAGCAGCCGAAATACAGCGTGCAATTGGTGATTTCAGGACAGAGCCATTTATTTCTCTAGTTTCTCTAAATGAGAGCCTACAGAGAAGTGATAAGCTACGTAGTTCTGATTATTCAAAGTGCACACAGGACTTGCTTCAAGTGGTTCGCTGGGTGAAGAATAGAAGTGACTCAATTAAGAGAAATGACCTGAGTCACTTCAGAAACAAGATATCAGGTAAGGCTCTTGTCAACCCAAATTTGATGTGCGACAACCAGCTAGACAAGAATGGCAACTTTGTTTGGGGAACAAGAGGGTATCATGCGAGGCGGTTTTTCAACAACTTCTTTGATCGCGTTGACCCCACCGATGGTTATAAGAGACATATCATCCGAACATTTCCAAACGGACAGCGCAAGCTTGCAATTGGAAATTTGATAGTGTCGACGAACTTTTCACTACTCAGACAGCAAATGGTGGGTGAACCAGTTGATAAGATGGCACTAACGAAAGAGTGCGTTAGTCGGAGGGAAGGAAGCTTCGTTTACAGCAATTGCTGTGTCACTGATGATAGTGGTCAACCATTATTATCGGAGATTAAAATGCCAACGAAGCACCACTTGGTCATTGGTAATGCAGGCGATTCGAAGTATGTTGATTTGCCCAAAGAGGAAAATGGCATGTTCATAGCGAAGGAGGGATATTGTTACATGAACATTTTCCTAGCAATGTTGGTGAACGTAAATGAGGCTGACGCAAAGGATTTCACAAAAATGGTGCGGGATGTTTTATCTGAACGGCTTGGCAGATGGCCTAGCCTGCTTGATGTGGCGACGGCTTGCTATCTGCTAACAATATTCCACCCAGATACTAAGAATGCAGAGCTACCACGCATACTGGTCGACCATACGAGTAAGACGATGCATGTGATAGACTCTTATGGCTCAATTAATACTGGCTATCACATTCTCAAAGCCAACACAGTCAGTCAATTGATTGGCTTCGCAAGCGACAATCTCGAGTCTGACATGAAGCATTATGCGGTTGGCGGGACAGTGGCACCTGCAAGAGTCACACTTGGCAAGTTGATCAAATGCGTTTATAAAGAGAAGGAGCTTAAAGAGATGCTTGAACAAGACCCGTTCGTGGCATTCCATGCATTAGTTTCTCCAAGCATATTGATCGCGATGCATTTAAACCCAGCTTTAGAGAAAGCCATAACGTTTTGGCTCAATCGAAGCGAAGGAGTTGGTTTAACGCTAGTGCGCTTGCAGTCTTTAACTCAGAGAATATCTCGCGTGGAATGTATAATGGAACAAGATCGTATTATGCAGTTGCACGCTCAGGATATGCTCGACATTATTCACAAATGCGAGTACGCGAGTCATTACAAGGGTCGTGCGGAAGCATGTCTTCGATCTCTAGCCGCAAGGTTGAATGCTGATGAAAAACTGATGCAAAGCGGGTTTTTGTTGTATGATAAAGACGATTTGGCTGTGATAGAAAAAAATTATCAAAACCAGTTGGAGGAAGCATACAACGAATTAAACTTGTTGGAAAGATTGCAGTGCAAATGGCGATACGCAAAGTTTTCATCATCGTCCACAAAGCAAGTGGAGGGGAGCAGGAAGCGCGCTATCAAAGAAATAGGGAGAGATTGCTATACGCGCTGTTTAGACTTTGTCAAGATAGGAATTAAGGAGGCGCGAGATGCGGGTGCTCGAACGACCCTCAAGGTCGTTCGTGCTGGAATGCGCACGTGTTTGCGGGTTATTAGCTCGTCAATTAGCTATATGGTGCCTGACATCATTAAGCTAGTGAACATCTTGATGGTGGTTCAAGTGCTAACCGCGATAGTGAACCAATTAAGAGTTTATGTCGAGGACAATCAGAGACGCAAGCGAGAGATGGCATCTTTCCAATGGGAGCAGGACTTCAACGAGATTATGAGCACACACGAAAGAATGCATTTGCGTGACGGCAAATACCCAACGCAAGATGAGTGCCGCAAAGAGATCGAGAAAGTCAATCGGAGACTACTTCCATTCTTTGACGCACTCTATTATGATGGTTGCAATTACCAAGCGAAGAATGTAGAGAATCAGAAGTTTGAGAAGATAATTGCGTTCATCGCATTGGTCATGATGATATTCGACACGCAGAGGAGCGATTGCGTTTACAAAGCTCTCACAAAAATTCGCTCCCTAACGACGATTTGTGGCGAAACTGTGAAGTACCAAAGTCTAGACGACATTGATGATGGAGCTGAAGCGAAAAAGCAAACAATAGACTTTGAATTGAACAGCGAAGTTGTACAGCAGTCAACGTGTGGAGACATGACGTTTCAAGATTGGTGGGACAAGCAATTGGCAACAGGACGAACGATACCACATTATCGATGTGAAGGTGTATTCGTGGAATTTACACGCGAGTCTTGTGTTGCAGTCGCAAACAAAATTGCACATGCAACAGAGAAAGAGTGGATTGTGCGTGGGAGCGTTGGTTCTGGTAAGTCAACTGGGTTTCCAAAAGCTTTAAGCATGCGAGGTCGTGTACTTATACTTGAGCCAACGCGTCCTCTCGCGGAGAACGTGTGTAGACAACTCAGAGGCGAGCCTTTCTTCGCATCACCAACTCTCCGGATGAGAGGTTTGTCTTCATTTGGTTCAGATCCAATAACCATAATGACGAGTGGATATGCATTCGCTTTCTTCGCTAACAACCCTCTGAAGTTAAAGGATTACGACTTTGTACAATTGGATGAATGCCACGTTGTTGACGCAAGTTGTATGTCCTTTTACTCTCTCCTCAAGGAATACTCATTTGGTGGGAAGGTCATCATGACATCAGCAACACCTCAGGGCAGAGAATGCGAGTTCAAAACTCAATATCCAGTGAAAGTGCATGTGGAAGATTTTCTAAGCTTCAATAGTTTCGTTGGAGCACTTGGGTCAAAGTCAGCAAGCGACGTTCTCGCCCATGGTTGCAACATTCTAATTTATGTGGCGAGCTATAACGAAGTTGACACGTTGAGCAAGCTCATAACGGACAAGGGTTACAAAGTGTCAAAAATTGATGGGCGAACCATGAAAACAGGAGCTGTCGCGATTGAAACAACTGGAGTGGAGGGAAAGCCACACTTCTTGGTTGCAACGAACATAATCGAGAACGGTGTCACTTTAGATGTTGATGTTGTCGTGGACTTCGGCATGAAAGTAATTGCGGATTATGACGTGGATAACCGTAGTGTGTTCTACACAAAGACAGCAGTGTCATATGGGGAGCGACTGCAAAGGCTTGGCCGCGTTGGGAGGCGAAAACCAGGATTCGCACTCCGAATTGGACATACAGCTAAAGGACTTCAAGATGTTCCAATATCCGTCGCGACCCAAGCAGCATTTAACTGTTTTGCGTTTGGTCTTCCAGTCATGACATCTAGTGTATCAACAGCGCTGATGGGACATTGCACGGTGCGACAGGCACAAGCAATGAACTGCTTCGAGCTCCCTAGCGTGCTAACAGCGTGTCTTGTTGGAGTTGACGGAAGCGTGCATCCAGAGATACATAATCTGTTGAAGCCATATAAGCTTAATGAGTCAGAGATGCTCCTTCGTGAGGGAGCCTTCACATTTGAGCGTACAAGTGCGTGGATGAGCGCGAAAGAGTACAATAGAGTTGGCATCAAGAATGATATGGCAGATGGCATCAAAGTCCCTTTCTTTGTTCGGGACGTTCCTGAGCGGTTTTATGAGGAAGTGTGGAGAATTGCGTCGCAACTAAGATCATCTAGCTCTCGCACAACGATGAGCTCAATGTCAGTGGCAAAAGTTGCGTACACTCTAAAAACCGACGTCCATTCGATTCAGTCAACTCTTGCATGTGTTGAGGGCTTGCTTCAAGAAGAGTACGTCAAACAAGCCCAATTCCAGGCTTTGAGCACGACTTCGATGGGGGGAAATAGTTTTTCGTTGCTCAGTGTGGTCAATGCAATCAAAAGTAGATACGCTAAAGATCATACGGGTGAAAATATACGGAAACTGACTTTGATTCGCGAACAGCTACAAGAGTTTCACAATGTGTGTGCGAATGGTATCACAGAGGACATTATCGCAGCTTATCCTAAGCTGGAGAGTGTACTTTACCAAGGGAAGGACAATGTAGCGAAATTCGCAGAATTGGAGGGCAGGTGGAACGGCTCACTCATGACAAAGGACATACTCATTGTTGGAAGCATTCTGGTTGGTGGGTGTTGGATGATTTATGAGAGTTTCACTGAACGCATGAATGAAAAAGTTTCGTACCAAGGCAAGAATAAAATGAGAAGATTGAAATTTCGTGATGCAAGGGATAAGAAAATGGGACGAGAAGTGTACGGAGACGATGGAACGATTGAGCATTATTTCGGCTCGGCGTACACCAAGAAAGGAAAACAAAAAGGCTATACGCGAGCGATGGGGCACAAGGAAAGGCGTTTTAGCACCTTTTACGGGTTCGACACTGACGAAGTATCATTCATAAGATATTTGGACCCGATAACAGGGGTTACTGTGGACGAGAGCCCGCTCACCGACATAGGGCTGGTGCAGGAACATTTCGAGGATATCCGGCAACGATTGCTTGAAGAAGGAGAGCTCGAGAAGCAGGCAATTATGCATAAACCCGGCATTCAAGGTTATTGTGTGACAGATGGAGCCAAGACGGTTCTTAAAGTTGACTTAACCCCACACAACCCCCTGCTGGTGCAAGCGCGTGTGGGAACGATTGCTGGTTTCCCTGACAAGGAATACGTTCTTCGCCAGACAGGGCCTGCAGTGGAGATTGACAGGAGTGCTCTGCCGAAGCCATCAGATGGAGTGGTTAAGTATGAGGGAAAGACGACTTTGACAGGACTGCGGGACTACAACAATATATCCGCGTGTGTATGCCTTGTTGAGAATCATTCTGACGGGATAGAAACGAAAATGCATGCCCTTGGATTTGGATCCTATCTAGTTCTGAACGGCCATTTCTTTCGAAAGAACAATGGTTACATGATCATTAAATCTCATCATGGCGAGTTCAGAGTCAAGAATATGAAGCAATTAAAGATCTTTGGAGTGGATCGGAAGGATATGGCGCTGTTACAATTACCAAAGGATTTTCCTCCATTCCCAAGGAAACTTAGATTCCGCGCACCAGAAAAGGGCGAAAGCATTGTATTAGTTGGGAATAATTTCCAGGACAAATACATTAGCAGCATGGTGTCTGAGTCGTGCAAGACGTTTCCGCGAGACGCAGGTGGTTTTTGGAAACATTGGATTTCAACGAAGGAAGGCTCTTGTGGCCAACCGCTCGTGAGCGTTCGTGATGGCTTCATAGTTGGGATTCACTCTTTGTGTAGCGAAGTTAGTGAAGTCAACTATCACACGAGTGTAGCGGATGACTTTGAGGCAAGGATTTTAGCAAAGACTGATAGTCTGGAGTGGGAGAAAAATTGGTTCTACAATCCTAATAGTGTTTGCTGGGGAGGCATTTCGATTCCAGATAATAAGCCGGATGACATTTTTCGGGCAGATAAAGTAGCTGAGACGCTGATGAGTGAGATTGTGTCAGAGCAAGGAAGTATTAGGAAGCGGAAGTGGATGTATGACTCACTCTTGGGAAACTTGAAAGCGGTTGGTGACTTGGAAACCAACTTCGTGACCAAACATGTTGTGAAAGGGAAATGCCCTTTGTTTGAATTGTACTTGGAGTTGCACGATGAGGCCAAATCCTACTTCAGGCCTTTGATGGGTGCTTATGGGAAGAGCGCTCTGAACAAAGAAGCATACGTCAAAGACATAATGAAATATTCTAGTGTCATTGACATTGGTGAGGTGGACGATGAAGCGTGCCAAGACGCTGTGATGGCAGTGATTCATGAATTGTGCAACAGTGAATTCATCGAGACGAAATTCGTAACTGATAGCGACGCAATTTTCGGATCTTTGAATATGAAGGCAGCAGTTGGCGCGCTGTACAGAGGAAAGAAGAGTGAATATTTTGAAGGGACAACTGCTGACGAGCGTGACGCACTTCTTAAGGCAAGCTGTAAGCGAGTCTACGAAGGAAGGATGGGCATTTGGAATGGAAATTTAAAGGCGGAGCTTCGACCAGTTGAGAAAATCAAAGAAAACAAGACGCGTACGTTCACTGCAGCGCCAATTGAAACACTTCTTGGTGCGAAGGTTTGTGTTGATGATTTTAACAATCAGTTTTATGATCACCATACAACCTGCCCTTGGACAGTCGGCATTTCGAAATTTTATGGTGGTTGGGACAAGTTGATGCGGTCATTACCAGATGGATGGGTGTATTGTGACGCGGACGGATCGCGATTTGACAGCTCGCTAACACCTTATCTTCTGAATCATGTCTTGGCGATTAGAAAGACGATGGCTGAAGATTGGGACATCGGACAGCGGATGCTTGAGAACCTTTATACAGAGATCATTTACACTCCAATAGCTACGCCTGATGGCACGATTGTGAAGAAGTTTAGAGGTAACAACAGTGGGCAGCCATCAACAGTTGTTGACAACACGCTCATGGTTTTCATATCTGTCTTGTATTCATTGAAGAAGAGCGGGATGGATATTGAGGACACATGGCCTTACATTAGGTTCTCCATAAATGGTGATGATTTAATTATTGCTGTGAGACCTGATGTTGAGGCGAAGATTCTGGACCCAATGGGCGCGCACTTCCAAACACTTGGCCTGGATTATGACTTCTCCAATCGCGTGAGAGCAAAAGAAGATTTGTGGTTCATGTCTCACAAAGCGATTTTGCGCGAGGGGAAGTTCATTCCAAAGTTGGAAAAGGAACGAATTGTATCGATATTGGAGTGGACACGTAGCAAGGAACCAGCACATCGTCTTGAGGCTATTTGCGCAGCAATGATAGAGGCATGGGGTTACGATGATCTTGTATCTGAGGTTCGGAAATTCTACTCCTGGGTCCTGGAACAAGAGCCATATAGCCAACTGGCGAAGGAAGGAAAGGCGCCATACATCTCGGAACTCGCTCTTCGCAAATTGTACCTAGATGCTGATGCTACTCCAACCGAATTCATGGAATACCTTAACGTACTTTGCGAGGAGGAGGTAACAGATGACTCTGACGTGGAAGAGATAGTACACTATCAGTCCAGTGAACAAACGATTGATGCGGCAGCGGGAAAACCAAAAGAGGACAAGAAGAAGAAAGGGGGTGAAAGTAGCGGTGGCGACAGCCAGGTCGTGAAAACTCCGGACAGAGATATTGACTCTGGCTCAAGTGGCACATTTAAGGTCGCAAGGGTCAAGAGCATATCGTCCAGCCTTATGCTACCGATGTTCCGAGGGAAAAAGGCTCTGAATTTGGAGCATTTACTCACGCACTCACCAAATCAAATTGACATTTCGAACACTCGAGCCAGCAAAACTCAGTTTGATAATTGGTACGAGGCAGTTCGAACAGAGTACGAAGTGAGTGAAGAGGAGATGGGAATCTTAATGAATGGCTTCATGGTCTGGTGTATTGAGAATGGGACGTCCCCAAATCTAAATGGAAACTGGTACATGATGGATGGGGACGAGCAAATTGAATACCCGCTGAGGCCAATCATTGAGAATGCGAAGCCAACACTCAGGCAAATAATGCGACATTTTAGCAATGTCGCAGAGGCGTACATTGAGAAACGAAACGCAGAAAAGGTTTACATGCCGCGTTATGGTTCACAGCGAAATCTCACTGACATGAGCCTGGCTCGTTATGCATTCGATTTTTACGAGATGACATCAAAGACGCCCATACGCGCAAGAGAAGCACACATTCAGATGAAAGCAGCCGCACTTAAGAATGCCAGCACACGCATGTTTGGACTTGACGGCAAAGTGGGGACTGCTACGGAGAATACTGAGAGGCACACTGCGGATGATGTTAACGCAAATACACATTCGCTCAGTGGTGCTCGGATCTATTAATTACGTGTGTGATTGTAATTAGTATTGTATTCTCTATTAAGTAATGTCTATGAAGAGTGGTCATACCACCTTTAGTATGTTGCTGCTCTCAAAAGGTGTGCCAGTGAGGTCACCTCCAGTGCCAGTTGAGAGAG